TTTGCTTTGTGTTTAGTTTGGCGGGTCTATTGTTTACTAATATCCTATCACTTAATAATAGTTGTTTAATAGTTTCCTTGAATGATTCATCGACCCAACCGCTATTAACTTTAATTGATTCGGTCCCGTTAATATTAAATGTTTGTACTAAATTCTCTTGAGTGTTAAATGTCGTTTCTACATTTCTATAACTTTTGTATTCAGAGTTAGAAACATTCATAGAATCAACTGAAGCACCTAAGAAAAACTCCCTTTGAAAAGCACCGTATTTATTTACAAAATCAATCGTAACACTTCCGTATTTATTCGCTTCGATAGGTTTAAAATAATACGTTTTTAAAACTGTATTTGAAGCGTTTAAAATCTCTAACTTATTACCGTTAGATAAGTAACTAGAATAAACTCTAAACGGTTGCAAAACTCTTGAATCTACACTTGTATAAGTTCTGTTTGTTCCCGTTACCAAGTCAGTATATTTATACTTCCAACCGCTTGTATTATCAACCGATAAATCACCAGGATTTAAGTCTTTATTATAATAATAAGTACCCTCTGGAAGTAGATAAGCCCCTAAGTCAATATTAATACCTTCCGTATTATAAACGTAACCATTAAAGCAAGTGTAACTAACTGTATCAATTAACGTGTATGTAGAACCTATTAATTTATATCGTTTAATTCTAGCAAAACAAAAACTTTGTTCACTCATAAAGTTAGGCTCAGTTGTTGTGTTTACTGTGTAACTTGAATTACTTAAAAAGTTTTGTATATATTCCGAAATATCAAAATAACAAGTTGGAGCATTTGACGAAGCAATTAATTTACTAAGCGTATAACTTGGCGAAGTTGGATATACAACTACTCCGTTTTGTGGTTTTTTTAAATAAATTTCAACTTTAGCACCAATCTGACTGGCTTCGTTGATTTCAATAATATACGGACTTTTTGCAAATATTCTACTCATTTTACTTTTGGTTGTTCTATTGTACTATTAAATAACGTAATTGCATCTAATCCGTATTTATCAATTAATTCTATTGGTAATTTACTAAATGCCTTTTCAAATGGTTTAGTAAAAAATAAACTTGGTTTAATTCCGTTACGATAAATAGAATTTGCTATTGCATATTTTAAACTTGTTCTGCTAATAAATTTACCCTCTTTATTTCTTGGTGCTATTCCTTTACGAACTATCCACTTATCAAGTGCTGAAATTGGCGGTCTTTTATTTGTGTATTTATAAGCACCATTTCTGACTACTGTTTTTCCTTTAGTAGCTGGACCAACTCCATTAACTCCTTTGTCTTGGTAATGTCCATAATCTTCCATTGAGAAGTAAACACCAAAAGAATTTTTAAACAACTTACTTTCACCCTTTAATGAATCGTAAAGTTTCTTGCTACTATTCTTTTTTAGTTTTGTTAAATTGCTTCTACTTTGTTTTATAACATACTTAACAAACTTTTCTAACTCTTTTTCAGTTTCTAACATCTCAATAAATTACCATTGTATTCTCAGTTGATATATCAAATGTCATAGTCCAACCCGCTACGGAATCTGTAAACTTATCAAAGAAAGGTTCGCAAGTCGCATCTGAAAGTATATCGTAATTTATCTTTAAACTACCTCTATACATTTGCTCATACAATCTGTTAAGTATTGCTAAAGTTGAGTTCATTACATCGTCTTCATTATTATTGCCAACATACAAAGTAACCGTTTCATCTTTGCTGAAATCAACTGCATCCATACAAATGATAGAAATATTGTAGTTAACAACCTGATTTGAAAATGTTGTATTGTTGAACATTATATGACATAAAGGAAACATATTTTGTTTCTGCAATAATACTGCTGATAAATCACCTTTAGTAACTTGGTTAACTAATGGGTCGGTGTTTAATGTATCATATAATTTTGTTGATATATCGAAGTAACTCATTTTAATTGATTTTTTTTAATTTGGTTTATTTCTATTTGTGTCTTTTGCTTTTCAAATGTCAAAAAGTTAAGGACGGTAAATAATTCAAGTTTGAGAACTTCATCGAACTTTCTAAGGTCTCCTTGAGCGACTTGATATATTGATTGATACCAACCCCACTGTTTGCTAAATTGAGCCTCTTCACTAAAATCTGTTGGTTGCTCATCGTCAATGTCTTGAGGCTCTTCTCTAAATAATTTACTGTAGCCTTCAGTAACTCCCTTTCTAAACTCAAAAAAAAAACGTGTGCTGAAAGTGCAACTGATAAAGGTGTGTACTTCATCATTTCACCAAACTCATCGACGTTGTTAAATGGTGCTATTAAATACTGACCTTTCTTATTCTTTTCAATAACTGGTCTATACAAAACCGCCAATGCTTTATGAAATGAATCAAAGTTTACAATGTGCGTTTCCGCTTCGATATATTCTTCCCAACTTATTTTGTCGAAGTTAGGAATTAAGCCTAATTCTAATTCGTTAATTTTAAATGTCGTTTGTAATTTGGGAATCTCGCTAAATAGTTTATTAAAATGATTTACCAATTCAACCATATCATTGAATTTAATCTTAACAACTTCTTTCAATTCAATCCCACAAAATATCTGAATCATCTTTTGCCCTAGAAATTCGGGGTCGGTATTATTCTTACAAATATCCATATACTTTTGATAGTGAAGCAATGGAATTTCACTTAATGAAGTTGGAATTGTTAAATTTAATTTCATAGTTTTTAAACGTTTAATTTTGTAAATGTGTTTAGTAGATTGAATAGTTGCCTTTGTTTGGATTGCTTAATTGATAACTTACAGCATATCTAACAGCATCGAGTGCGTGGTTAAATTTATCAATCGGAGTTTCTGACTTACGTTCTAACCAACTGTAATTATTCAACTCCTTAATTAAATCAATCGAATCGCAATCTATTATCATTTCGTAATCTCTTAACATCTCAATACCCTCTGTAATCTTATGCTTAACACAAGCCACTACATTGTTCCCCTGATGTTTTAATTCACTTATTAATCTAGGTTCTGCATTATCTCCTACAATTAAACCACCTTTAGTAAAATGATTATTTAGCCTTGCAAGTTCTGTCGTTACTAATTGAGTTTGATAAATATGTAATTTAAGATAAATTAATTTTCTTCCTTTGTCGATTGAAGTTTCTACTAATGTTGTCGGGTCGTTACTAAATCCATAATCTTGACCGAATACACTGCCGTTATCATTATTAAATTCTCCTATTCTCCAGTTGTTATAAATAACTCCTTCTGCCTTATCTAACCAACCGCCTAAAATAGTATGTTTATACTTTTCGGGTCTACGTTCTTTAATGTCGTTAATTTGCTCTAAGAATGATTTAGATAGGTTTTCTTTATTGTCTAAGTAAGTTGTATGAATGTATGTAATATCGTCGTTTACAATCGTGCTTCCACCCTCAACACCTTTATTCTCAAAAAACTTTTGGTAAATGAAATGTTCTTTAGTTGCAGGATTTAGAACTAAAATAACTCTGTTCTGTTTTTCTTTATGCCTTATCGAGTAATCAATCTTATCAAATGTATCTTCGTCTGTCAACTCTTCCGCTTCATCAAGTACCCACGTTGTAACACCAGCCAAAGATTTTAGATTCGCTGTCTGTTGTCCCGAACTTGTTTTGATACCTTTAAATAAAATCTTTGAGCCAGTCCGAACATTTATAATTTCATCTTTTGTTATGTGAAAGTCTGAATGTCTATTAATCAAATCAATCTTCTCTATAAATTCGGGAATGATTGAAACGTGAGCAGATGTTAACGTATATCTAGTGAATAAAATAACGTGACCTACCTCGTAAGTTAGTGTAAGCAAAAAGGTAGTAACAGAAAAAGATTTTCCACTACCACGACCACCAGTTATAACAAAGTAACGTGAGTCAGAAAATAACCCATTATATTTTTTACTTAATGTTAACAAGGTCTTTAATACTAAAATCGTTTAATGAAATATTATTATCTACAACATCTTTAGCCTTACCAAATAAATGCTCTGAAATAAATATTTTTCCACGTTCAAAAGTTAACAAATCTTTAGCAAGTTCAATCCTTGCTTCTTCATCTGTTTCAACATTCTTAACTTGTTTAATTGCAGCAATAAAAATAGCATTTGTTTTTTGCTCATCTGCTATTGGTTTGCGTCCTCCATTTGTCTTATGACCTCCGTTGTTTTTTCTTTTATCTTCCATAATTAATAAAAGTATTAATTAATTAATTATATACATTTACCTATTACTGGCTTATTTCCATTCCATTGCTTATCTCTTTGCAATCCACTACAATCGTTTATAGTTGAATAGTGTCCCCATTTTCCATAGTCAGGCATATTAAACTCATTAACAAAAACTACCCTATCACAATTACAATCTTTTACAACTGTTTGTTGTGCTGAATTAGTTGTTGTGTTACTCTCTTTTTTACAACCTAAAATTATTAGGCTAATTAATATCAAATATCTCATTTCTTATTTTTTCTTTAGTTGTCTTTAAACTTCTCATTACCGTAGATGGTGCTATATTAAACTTAGCCGCTATTCCTCTAATCGTTAAACCTTTCTTGTAGTAAGCATCTAGTATTATAACGTCGGAGTAGTGTGTTTTGTATCGTATCTTTTCAATTTGTGCTTGTATCTCTTCAAATCTAATAAATTTATCTATATCAAGTTCATCGCTTACAAGTTCTTTAACATCGTTTAAATCTACTTTCTTAAATCTACTTTCTAATCTTATTTTATCCACGCAAATCGAACGTAAAGTACACCAAACGTAAGCAGTATTAATATCTTTGTTTAGTTCAATTAGTTTGATGTACATATCTTGGACTTCATCTTCACACCCTCCAAACTGTTTAGCAATATTTATCCACTTTTTATGGTGTTTAGTTAGGTCCTGAATCGTCATTATACAAGTGCTTTAATGTATTCTTTACAGTAGATTTCAAACGATATACCAACAATCTCTTTAATCTTATGATTGATGAAATTACCGTAAAGTAACTGTTTCTTTTCTTTCTTAATTAGTCTGCTGTATTTTATCATAAATTCAATATTATTTTCTTATTCTTCATCGCTTCAATAACGGTCTTAAAGTCGTAACGTATAAAAGCCAGTTCAACATAGTTAGGGTATGTAACTACCCTATGCCCTACTTTAATCGTTGGTAATGGACTAACTAATCTCCCATCAACGAAAACTGCATCGGGTATGTGCTTCTTAACTTTACTTTCTCTTAACTCTTGCTTTAATGTTGTCATAGTTTTCGTATAAAGCCTTTAATAAAAGATTATCTTCTGGTTTGTTTTCATCGAATAGTCTAACTGTTCTGTGCATATCTTGTAAATACCCAATAGGACTATTTAAATTTTTCCTATTGGGTAAAGATAACAATTTTTCTTTAAAATTTATATTTAACTTTATATCCATTTTCTCTAAGATATTCTACCATTTCAGACATAGAAAAATCTTCTAAGCAAGGTTTAATAGTTTTCAACTTTTGGATGTATAAAGTAGCATCCATCAACTCCTGTTGTAAATGCTCAAGGAAGTCATCTGTATTATTTTCTGCTAAAGTAGTACCGTACTTTTCGATTCCAACTTTTGAACGCTGTTGAAAACTATCAACAACTTGCTGTACTATCGGGTCTTCTTTCATATTTCCTTTTATATCTAATGTAGATGTACTCCAATAATCGACTGCACCTACCTTGTTGAATGTATCACCAACTAAGACTTGACCTCTAGTTATATGACTATCCATATAATTAACTTGAATAATTAAGTCAGTCGTTTTTGATTTCGCTATTATATTTTTCATTTAAGTAAATTTGAATCATGTGTTCAATTGGATGACAAACGTATTTATCCCCGTTTTCTCTAAACCATAGAAAAAACTCGAATAATTTTAAAGCTTCGTTATCTTCCATGCGTTCAAACTATTAAAATACTTCTCAACTCCTTCAGCATTCACCCAACATTTGCCCGATAAATTCACCTCAACTTCCAACATATCCCCGATATTAATATCGTTAATCAATGTAACTTTATCTTTCGTCAACTGAATTAAGATGTCATTCGAGAATGCACCGTCAACAACTGTTAAGACGAATTCACGTTTTGAGAATTGCTCCGATACTATTTGAGTATCTTTTTTGATTTTTAATGTTCCGTTTAATTTCATAACTTTTTAGTTTAATTTTCCGTAAATATAGTTAATTATCTTTATACTGTTTCAATTATTCCGTATTTTTCTACTTTTGTTTTTTCTGAATGACAAGTTTTGCAAATCGCTTGTAAATTGTCAACTGTATTTTTACCACCATTAGCAATAGGTATAATATGGTCTACGTCAAATTCTCTATTATCATTTAATTCAATTTCACAAATATTACAATTATAAGATTGACTTGAAGCAATTGCTGAACGTTCCATTTCTGAAAAAGAATATCTATTTGAATTATCTTTAAAATTAGAATGTTTATCTACAAAAATTATTCTTCCATTTGCTCTTGACATTGCTACATACATTAATTGATTAACGTCTTGAGGATATCTATTTGCATAATCATAAATTGGAATTATAACATCATTATAAGTACTTCCTTGACTTTTATGTGAAGTAATAGCAAAAGGCTTTTTAAGTGTCGCAAAACCTAGTTTTAAATCATTATACTTTGTATTTAATTCTGCTATTTGCTTTTGAAGTACAAATTTATATTTATTACCTTCATTTAACTTCTCAATCTCTTTTTTAATCTTACCTACAACTTTATCAATTCTATATTTAATAGGGTACAAAGTATTTTGATAACCATTACCAACA